GCCTGGAGCTCGTCCATGACTAGCATTTTGACGACCTCAGCATTGCTTGGGTTAGTGGTCGTAAAGGTCACTCTGGCCCCCAAAGCATAAGATGCCCTGTCGAATTCCTTTGCTGGTTGTGAGAATCTGACATCTGCGTACCATGGTATCTCGAATTCAAGATTGCCACCGGACACTGGGTTCGTGTACTGTGCACCAGAGAAAGTTTCCATGGTCGATAGTGCAACACCGTGATCTGTGAACTCCGTTAGGTTGGTGAATCCGGTATCCGCAGGTGTGTCGCCACGGTGAGCATAGCCCCCGGCCGGCGTATCGCCAAGCTGGAAGTATTTCATCCGCACCGACCCTCGCCAACCGGCAAAACACGGTGTCACATAACCCATAACGCTCATTGGAGCATTGGTCCCACCACCGGGCAATGTGGGATCACCACGCAACAGTGCATACGCCGAAGTATACATCGATGAGTAGACTGTTGAGAATGCTGCCTGCGTTAGGGTAACCCCAACTCTCCTTCTAAGACCAAATCTTTTCATGCACGTGCGAAAGCTATTAACTTTCTCACCACTCAGAAATAAAATGCCCTTGTCCATAACGCCAGTCGAACCAAGATCACCTACGTCATAAGAGGCTTCAGGTGCATCAGCGACCTGCTCCTCATTGGCATCGGGCAACACACCACTCTGTGCTTCGAGCATACCAGATTGAGGGTAGTATGTTGTACGCGCTATCCTAGAATCATTTGGCGACCAAACTTCAAGGTCATCTGAGGACGTATGCACCAACATTGTCACGGGATTAGTATTGGTGCCAGCTGTAATGAGATCATTCAAGACATAAACGGTTATTACACCATTATCAGTCGTTGGAGTAGATCCTGATGGAGTGCTAGTGCTAAACCACACAGATGGGCTACCAATTGGATTGGGTAGCCTCAACGCAGGTCGCTGACTACCCCAACCCACAGTCACGGAAAAGTCTCTAGTCTCCGAAATGTCTATTATCTTGGAGTTAACTGTGTTGAGTTCGGGTGCAGCGGAACCATTAACGGAGTCCCAAACGACTAACAACCTACCTTTATGGTAAGCTGAAGCCGCTAATTGGAATCTGTACGTCATTGAGCCGCGCCAATAATCGAATGGCAAACCAATCCATGCCGTAGGTGTTAAACCCACGCCTAAGCTACTGCCTGCAATGGTTCCAAGATTGAAAATCATGGGAGTTACTGGTGCTGAGAATAAGACCTTATAAGGTGCATCGGCAAGGGACCAGGTGGTGGTCGTTAAGAAGCAAGGTTTCTTGGCCAAATATTCAAAGGACAGTTCGTCTTGAGAACTTAAGCCCACAAGCCTGGGATCCACACTCACTTCCTGCTTGTTAGTGAAAGCTAGAGTGGTGCAAGTTTCTTCCTGGTCTGCTGTTGCTATATCACCGGTTTGCCAAACCTTAACAGGCTTGGTAACCTCCAGCGTACGGGGCCTAGAGAAACCTATCCTGCTTGCCCATGAACCTATTGTTCCAGCAGCCATCTGAGTTGCCATTGCGTAAGGTCGTATAGTGGGTATACCACTTAACTTCCCAGCGACGGCAGCCACAAGATTGGCAGGCCTGGAAATGGGACCTGTGCCATATTCATCACCGCTCTGAGGCAGCAAACCACCAACGTTGACCTGCGTGGGACCAGAAAGGTGAACATCAGTGGCCCATGCCATGACAGTTACGCGAACAGCATTAGACAAATTGTTAGACTGCTCTAGTAGACCTATGCTAGTCAACCACAACTTGCCCATGTTCTGATGAAAATTGACATCTGGCAAGTACAACGAATCCTCAGCCGCATAGAATGGCAAAACCATCTCACCACCTTGTGAAGTAGTGGGATCAAGCCAAATGTGCGGTCTCGTGCTAGCTGGCATCAAGCTCAATGGATTGCCGTAGATGTGAGTATGAAATGGTAAGCCAACGATGCTAGCACCATCATAACCAGTATACGACAATAGCGCCTTTCCCCAATAAAAACTATTGCCATTAAGCATAACTTTCACATGGAGGTTGCCTCTAAAGCCTCGGAAATTACTAAGCCTATTGGCAACACGGGGATTGGCCATCCACAACGCCCATGGATAGAAAAGATCATCCAACGCAGCGCCTACGGCCCAGTCATAACTCTTAATAACAACAGGTCTTTCGAAAAAATTGGAAAAGTCAGTGGTCTGATCATCTGCGGCGGCCCTCGTAGGATCCATCTCAGAAGCGACCGTACACGTTATTGCTGCATTTTGGTCGTGAAATTCCGTCGTCGCAGATTTGATGTTGTCAGGTCCCGGGGTTTCAGAACAAAACATACCCATTTGTGGCGAAAGAGTCGAATCATCCGATTCTAACCGATTTTGAGTGTCGGCTACACTACAAGGATCCAAAATTGACTGCGTGCAAGGATCTGAGCACCTATTTACATTTTTGTTAGTATGTACATGTTTCACACAGGATAGCTAACTAAGCTAACCCGCAACAAGCGGAATTTGTGGGACTTGCAAGTCAAACATCTCGTAGACTATGCTAATCCCAGTTGCTATGATCATTTCGTCCGCTATAGCTTGAACTGGCAGCACAGGGCCGTCATAATTGGGCGTGACGAAAACTTCTAGACCATCAGCAGTGATGGGAGTTAGAATCATTTCTGGTTGGAGGAAAGACCAAACATGATCAACTAACTCTGGGGGTATGGGGACATCAAGCGCAGCTTCCCTGCGCCTCAAGCGACGAACCAAAGCTATAGCTCTGGGCTGTCCCCCGTTGCTAAAACCGACAAGTGAGGAATCCACTCTCTCATGAATATATCGCATGGAAGCATTGAGCACAGTCCTGGATAGGCGTCGCCCTACAACTTCCGATGCCTCCACTCGCAAGAGGCTTGTGAACTCATCATCAAGTCGGCAGTCAGCACCAAACAAGTAATCACTAAGATTGATAACCTCATAATCACTCAGATATTTGGGTCTGTGAGCACACCAGCGTCTGAAATTGATGTCTCGTGTAAAAAGATGCGTTCTGGGAGCATCATAGGCCATCGTGGGACCTCGTGTGGTCTCTTCTTCAATGCAGTAAACAACTGCCGATTGATAGTAACATTCAGCAACCTGATCCTCAGCAATGTAAGCTTCTCTCAAATAGCTGCATATTTCATGGGGCAAATTGTACTCATCATAATCATGTTGGGCTCCATAGAACCTATTCATGTAGCGCACTAGAGCATATGTGGGGGGGAAAAGACCATAATCCTCAGAATCATCGGACTCTTCCTCTCCACTCATGTCCTCATCTTCGAACCACATGCCCGACTGGGCCTCTCGCAATTTACTCAACCTTGATAAGGCTTCAGGATAGCAACACACAGTTGCCTCATAACGCGCTTTGAGATCCTCCACTGATGGTGGTCGATAGTAATCGCGAATCTTAAAACCTTCGTCATCTTTAATGTCGAGCAAGGGCGCAAACACCTGCGCATACTTTTCATACGTCTCCTCTCCATGGAGGTAAGCCTCCGAAAGAGCTTGGGCCATATTGCCAGCCGTAATTTCTGCCATTGAAACCACTGAACCTTTGGGCAGTCCCTTACAGAAAAGCAGTGACCTATTGACCGAATCCAAATCTAGTGCCCCAACTCTTACACCGAGTTGAGGGTGCTTGTGAAAGGTGCGCTTCAGGAAACTGATTTCTTCAATGGACTTGAATGGCACTTTGGAAACCTCTTTATTAGCATCAGTATAACTAATGCCAATGAGGGCGAGCTCATCATGCGCACTAATCATGTTGAAAAGTGGCTCATCAGGATGGGTGTCGAAATTGTTATCATCACCGTAAGTAATGAGGGCTACCATTTCGTGAAAGTATGGTATCATGCCGAGCTTCATCACTTGTCCTTGAGGCAATTGCTTGGCGTGCATTGAGTAATATGCATATCGAAGGTACAAACATCCAACTAAGCCGTTGATCACCACTGTAAGAGGATGCCCAGAAGGGCCAGAGCCGAAGGCCTTGAATATGAAGCCGGCAGATTCATAGACAGGATAAATGCATTCGGTAGAGAACCCATCGTACACATCTAGGAGTTCCTCGGGGAAATTGGCCTTGACCAACATATACTTGAGAATCTCATAGGAAGGCTTGGAAAAATCCGGCCTGATATCCATATCATAGTCCTTGTGGTCACCATCACCACACCGTTTGCCGCCAGATTTGGACTGCAAATAGTTGGCCAGGAAATCCCAATCCTTCCCAGCAGCATCAATGCCAACTGCACTCTCAAAAACTGTAGGAAAGTACGTCATGGCGTTTATGAGAGCTAGTGTTAGACACCGGGACACAATAACCATGGCCACAGGGGCTCCGGATATAATTCGGATCTTGTTGTTGGCGGCCTTCTTGAAAGATATGGGAGCATCCTTGCAATGAGTTTTGAAAGTAACATTGGCCCTCTGACCATTGGCCATAAGGCTCAAGAGCGTCTCAGTTTCCGCCACGACGTCAGCCTTTTGTGGGTCAAAATTGAGTTCATAAATAAACTGCTTATTGCCCTCAGCATCAGTCTCAATCCTGACGAATCTCTTTGTATCCAGGCCAAATTCAGCTTTCAGCGTCTCGCACTCCATTAAGAATTTGTGCTTGGGACCCGAAAGCGGAAAGTTGATTGAAGTGTTGGGGTTGATTGGTTCAAATCCCTTCACACCTGGGACGCCGTTGAGAGCATCATCGTAAGAAAGTGGATGGACGAATTCAAGGAAATTGTGATTCTCGCCCAAAACTGCGGCGTCAATCTTAGCCATGAAATCCTGTTGAGCCAATTTGATGTACTTGGGGTTCGCAGGAGGTTTAACTTTAGTCACCCCCGTCATGTGCCTGTGTCGCGTGGGTCTCACTGCGCTTTTGGGCGGTTTGGTATCCTTAACCTCAAAGCCAGCTTCAACCAGCTTCTCCTGAATGATAGATGGTTGGACATCACTGTTAAATCTGGATTGAGGCAATTTCGTCTGACCAAATGCTTCAAGATTAAAGACCTCATCGGCCTCAAGGAAATGAACGGCGTTGTGAGCATGAACTTCAGTCGTGGTCTTGACATCTATGCCATAGATGGACTCCCTTAAAGGAGTTGTCTCCGCAACACTAACCTTAAACACTTCTTTGGTTTCGAGCAATGCTTTCTTATGCAATAACACAGCACCGCATCTCTTAGTCCCTTCAAGGCCTGCTGAATGCATACCTATTAAAATAGGATTGCGCGTTGCGGTAAAAATCATTGAGCCACACATGCCCTTATGGTTATCGGCTTCATAATCAATACCAAAGTACGTGCCAACATTCTTAACTTCAATGTTGGTAACATCTTTAATTTTGCTAGAAATTTTGTACTCCGAAGGCGCCACGTATGGCTGATCCTTGTCTTGAATCACTGATTTGTGCGCATGATATATGAAGATAGGGACATCTGCTTTAATGATTCCTGGATCATAGTCATCGAGCATGTAATCTACAAACCTCTTCGTGTCGCCACCTGCGGGAAGGTCCAAGATGACTGCATCAGTACCCAAGACGGGTCTCATGTTCGTCGAGTTGACCAATGAAACGAAACGCTTCACGCCAGGGTTGGGCTGGGTCATAAGCTCAACTCGATAAGTGATTTCCTTCGAGAATTGGTGTGCAGTTACAAGCCACTCAGTTCCTCCTAAAGGGAAAGAATTGCACCACTCAATGTCACCTTTTGGTTCATTAGTGATCTCATCAAATTCCTGTATGGTCATTATGTGAAGATTTCGATCGATCGCACCCTCAATCTGCGCCAAGGTGGTTGAGACAGAAGCGTTAGGCTGATCGAGCTTGTTATTGTAGACGCGATGATATTTGTTGTCGCGCTCAACAATTTGTCGGGGCGTGCTCGAGGCAATTTGTATCCTACTAAGAACGGCCCCTTCTGCTATCATTGGTGGTGGATTGAAATACCTGTTGATTGCAAATGCCGTAAGGCCAAAGCCAGCAGCAACGGCCATCACCTTGCACACTTGTGGAATATCCACATTTCTCTTCATAGTGTGTATGGTCTCACGTAAAGGTTTAAATTTGACGTTGAGCATTTTTCGCAAGCGATCTCTCCACGGTGCTTCTTCAAATCTAGGGTGAGCATGTGCCAAGCCATCGCCTTCCACATGGCATGGATACTCTTCCATACCACGGACATAGTCTTCATAGGTTGGCACAGTCATCATCGAGTGAACAGTGGCTTCAGAGAATTCATTAAGAATCAACTCCTCGGCCTTAGTGCGATCAGGATCATCCCTGGAAAAGAAGCTGAAAGGACCGCCAGCCTCTGCTGTCAGAGGCGGTTTTGAAAAGTCACGAAGTAACAATTCTTTATCCTTAAAGCACTTCAAACATGGCATCGTGAACAAAGGGTGAGTTTCACAATGTTGTTTGAGATGCATGTCTGTAGACGACTGCACGATCTTCTCCTGTTTTTCGTAATAACCAGGCGTAACCTTGGCCAAATACTCAACAAGCTCCACAATAGAGGCCTCATGCAAAATGGGTTTGACGCCCCAATCGTCCTTGTGTGCCTCAGAATTATTACGTTTAATGTGAACTTGACCCATATTGAGTAACCAAGCGTCAGGTTGAGAATTGCCTGCATGTCGAGGATGCAAGCCACCATCAGGAGCAATGGAATCTTCTTTCAACTTGACTTCAAGAACAAGATCAAATCTACGCATGATTGATGAAGGATTGACAGAAAAGAAACTCGCATGAAGATCAGGGGTATTGCTGGTCACAATGACTATCTTACTACGAATGTCCATCTTGCCTTTCTTATCAGCTTCAGGACTTAGGGCACTACAATGCATGTTGTTGATGAATTGAATCAAAACAAAAAGAGGATTGCCCTCACATTTTTCAGGCCTGGTGTTGCCCATGTCGTCAAAGATGACACAAATGTGCTGAGAGCGAAAGTCGGATTGATACTTGTCTGATCCATTTATAGTGCAAAGGTATTCCTTGCCTTGGGGAAAGCCATTCACAGCAGAGATGGTATGGGCTATTATGCCAGCGAGCACACTTTTCCCCAGTGAAGAGCCACCGTATATGTAAACGGCGTAGGGCTTAACCCTTAGTCCAGCTTCATGCCAATGAGCTTGAACATCAGCCGCAATTTTATCCATCACAATCAACCGATGGTTCAACTCGCGAACAAGATTGGCATCATCAGTGCGTTTCTTGAGCGTCAAAATTGAAAGGCTCGTGTTGGTAAGATAGACTAATAATTCAGCTTCATCAGCAATGCCATACTTCTCTTTGCAAAGCTTCATCTGACCAGTGGTGTTCAAATGAACAGCGTCGACACTATTGCGGTAAGCAGCGTCGACTTCATCCGTGTCGGCATCAGTAAGCAAAAGTGAAAGATTGCCAGTGCTAATAGCAGGAATGACACAATCGGCCATCCAATCGAGAGTGCTAAACAAGTGGTGGAATATAGACGGGTTCTTTTTCCTGTTAGCAGCCACATGAACTGCTTTGTAGACTTCAACAGTTAGTTTGTTGGACACCGTTTCCGGAGCCAAACCACTAATAATCAGAAAGTTAATGAGACTGGATAATCTCTGCCCGAAAGGGCCTTCAGTCAACGCTTGCCAGTTCTTAGAGAACCAACCAGAGTTGGCATTGAGTGGCCCATCAACGGGGGCGAAAAGATTACCATCATCAAGAGGTGACCCATCAGATTTTTCTGTTAGCATTTGGGTCGCCCATTTACAAAAAAGTTCTGTAAGGCTAGTGGAGCCATGCCAGGATTTGATGTATTGTAGGACGGGAATAACCATGTCAGATAAACTGGAACGGCTATTGAGGTCAAAAACCAAAAGAATGAGGCCTTCAAGGCGTGAAAAGAGAGCGGATAGAGTGTTATCATCTTCATCAAATTGGACTACTTTCTTGACTCTGGTCATCATCTCAGTGACAGCGCCTATGGCATCAGAGACACCTGATATGGTGCCTCGTAAAGTGTTCAGCTCATCTATAATGCCAGAGCCCTGGGCGGCCAATTGTCTAACATTGGATTGGTGTGTCAGGGCAGTTTTGCCAAGACGTTTGAATCTATATCGATCGGAAGGGAGGGAATATTTTGATCGTTTAGGTTGCTGGACTGTTACGTCATTGTGCCAGCACAAACGATCATCAAACCACTCATCTTGTGGAATGGCAAAGCGAGAATGTTTCTCAGTTGAAAAATTATTATTTTTATGATTTTTGTAAAATTTTTTATTTTTTATCTGGTCAAACCAGGTTTTTGGGGTATCTTTTAT